ACATTTATCAGAGCATTGTTTAGATTTATGCAATCTTGTAGATATTTAGAACTCCAAGGGGCTTGGCAACTTAGCCCTTTATGAAGTTGCACTTACACCATCAAATAAAAAAAGGGGGTAATGAAATGACACTAAACAAATACCAGACATCAGCACTAACAGACTTGATAGCATCAAAAAAAATAGACATCTTAGAAAGTCTTGGACACGATGCAATTCTAGGCGCAGATTCAAAATCAAAAGTTTTTTACGCAGTGAATTTGGAAATAATCGAAAAGCAAATATCACAGGCAATCATTGACAATGATGCGTTAATTCTAGGTGTAATTATGATGAAGTTATTTATGGATTATAACGAAGACATAATCAACGAAAAAGCACAAGAATTACAAGACGAAGCAAAGCAAGAGCAGGACGATTTGCATGGCGTTATTGGTGAATCTGAATTAACACGCAAGCATCGTGAACATGGCGTTAATGAGAGCGATTTTTAAAGGAGAGATAAAAATGACACATGACGAGTTTTTAAGTTTGAAAAAAGGTGACAAAATAAGACACAGAAAAGGTCATTTTGTTAGTTTTGGCACTGGTGCTTACACTTTCGAAAAGTTCGCTGGTATGAATTTAGACAAATATCCCCTTACGTCTAACGTAGTAGTCTCCCGAAAAGGTAAGACGGACGTTTTTTGTAGTGATTTTGTAAGAGAATATCTTTTCAAGGTTTAGGAGTAATAAAATGACAACAATTAACATAATGAAAGAAATAATCGGAAATATGGATACAATCAGCATAATTGTTAGAGATAGCAATTATTGGGGTGAGAGAATTAAAATAACACATGAGGAGGCTTGCAGACTTACCAGCGGCGATTTACTTTATAGCCACGAAATCAAAGTTAATAGTCATGGTCAACACATGACAATAACTGTTAATTAAACTAGGGGGTTGTAATGAGTGATATGGGCGATGGTTACAAGTTTTTAAAAGACCAAAAGAAAGAAAGAAATCGTTTAAGGCTTGAATATTCAATCGAGCGATTAAAAGAATTTGACATTAATTTTGAATCAAAAAATGGAGGATTCCATTTTATTATTAAAAAAGGTATGTGGGTGTATGACTTTTATCCAAGTACAGGCAAGTACAGGATTAGAGGAAGACACAAAGTTAAATGTGGTAGATGGAAGCTTGGCGTAGATAATTTAATTAAAGATATGGGAGTTAAAAAATGAACAATAAACTAGACAAAAACAATAAAGAAACTAATAAAATGATTGTGGTAAAAGAGCTGAGGCAGTGGGTTATGTTTACGATTTTGATGGGAATCATTTTTTAAATGAAGTCTATTTGCAGGTGCAAGAATGAAAAAATGTATATGGCGTGAGCCAGTAGATACTGACGAAGGCTGGCAACCAAAATGTAGCCCTGATGATGGCTACATATCAGGTGATTTAAACGATTTAAAAGAAATGAAATCAACATACACTTATTGTCCCAAATGTGGCAAAGAGATAGATTTTAAATCAAATGAAATATAAAAAATATCCCACAGAAGCGCTTTTAGAAATACTGTTTATGCTTGGTGAACAACATCAATCCAATGTCAACACGATAAACAATAGTTGGGCTCACAAAGAGCATGGCATGGTTATTGCTCTTGGAAAAAATCAAGACAATAAAAAGTCACTAATTTTAGAAATTTTATCAAGGAGTAAAAAATGAGTTTTGATTATAAAAAACACGAGGAAATGACCACCAAACAAACAACAATAATAATAGCAATAATTGCGGCGTGTTTTGTTGGTATTTGGTTGGTTAATCATTTTGGAATTTGAAAAAAGACAATGTTTAACATAGAACAAATGAGCAGAGCAGAAGCAACCAAACTTAAAATTTATTTAAAAAAGTTGAAAAAGGAATATTTTGGCTATAAAGAACTTTTTTGGTTTAATGTCGCATGTGATCTAAACGCTCACATTGAAGCCCTTGATTTAAAAAGCAAATCAGGTCAAGAATAATTATTAATAACAATCTAAAAGAGGATAAATTATGAGCGAAATACAAACAACAGAAAAAATAGACATAAAAAAAGAATTGCTAGAATTGGCAATATCAACATTAAACAACAACATCAATCCCACTTCTCAAGTTGAAAATTTGTTGAATTATGCAGCGATTGATCATAAATTCGCAACTATCACACGTTCACAAAATAAGCGTGTTATTAGCGAATTAAAAACTCAATTCAAATTTATAAATGAGCTTGGTTTAGACATTGCCAAAGGCAAAAAGTTGGTTTATATTAAAACACGAGGTGTTAATATTGCTTTGCAAGGACAGCCCAAAAATTGGCTAACAATGCCCGATATTCAAATCTCATATCACGCTTTAATTTTAATTTTAGTCAGAAGCAAAGCGATAAAATCAGTTGATGTTTTTCATACTTACGAAAAATATCCAATCGAATTTTCTGGCATTCCAAGTGATGTGCCAGTGGTCAAATCTTGGGAAGTTAGGGCAAATGACAGAGGCGAATACACAGGGTGTTTTGTAGTTTTGAAAAATATAGAAAATGAAATTTCAACGAGTTTCCATCATTATGCAGATATTGTCAACACACACAAGCAGTTTTCAAAATCACTCAGCACATGGAATAATCATACGCAAGCCATGACTGCCAAATCTGCTATTTTAGATGCAATTAGGTACATACCAAAGCTAGACGAAGACTTGCAAAAAGTTGTCGAAGTTTACGATGAAAATCAAGATTATAGCAAGTCAGAAAAAATCAACAAAAAGCAAATTAAAGAATTGTCGGAAATGTCAGATACTTTAAATATTGATTTAATAACTTTATTTGAATACTTGAAATGTGATAAATGGGAAGAGATTAACTCAACTCAATATCAAGAGACTGTCGTGTTTATGAACAGCGTTAAAAATAAAATCGAGGAAAAAAAAGATGAAAATTAAAAAAATAGTAAAAAATATATTGAAACTTATTCTTGTAATGTGGTGTGCCTTTAGTTTCGTTTTAATGGATTTTAACCCGATGAATTGGAGCGTATATGTAAGAGTTTGGTTTGGGATAAAAAACAACGTTATACGCATGGTTTAATTAATAAAGGAGCAAGATAATGAGAGAAATTAAGTTTAGAGCGTGGCACGTAAACGGCAAAGAAATGGTTTATTTTAATCCCGAAAAAATAATTACAGATCAATATCAATGTTCAGAATTAGCAACACTTATGAACGGTGGCTATGGCGATGTATTGAACCAATTTACAGGTCTTAAAGACAAAAATGGCGTTGAGATATACGATAGCGATATTGTCAAAGCTAGTTATGATAGAGTTATGCAGATTGTTTGGTGTGAAAGTTATAAAAATTCTGATGGACATAGTATGTCAAGAGCACACTTTGCAAGATGGGAGCTTAAAACGTTAGTTGAACCACATTCAAATATTGAAAGTTGGGGAAATGTACCAATGAATGATTTTTGCTTTCCTGAAAGTACAATAGAAATTATTGGTAATATTTATGAAAATCCCGAGTTGCTTAAAAACAAGGCAGAATTATGAAAAGTGAAAATAACAGAACTTCGTGGGCGTGGCAGGATACTTTCTTTTATTGCGATACTAATGTATTGCACAGACGACCAAAGTTGAAAAAACAAAGGGCTAAACATAACAGAGCATTTGGAAAATTCCACGTAAAAAACGAAATAATCGAATATGGAATTGATGAACACATTTTTTTTAATTATTTACTTGGGCTAGAATTATGATGACTAAAAAAGAAATAGCAAGAAAAGAACAAGACGAACGCATTATTTTAATAACCTCTCTTGATAATGCAAGAGAAATATTAAATTCAATAGCGTATGAGGCAACATCAATTGATGGTATTCACGAAAAAACAAGTGAAATAATCACAAGTTTAGGAAAACTTGCGAGAGAAGTAAGGAGTGCAGAACAATGATAAATAAAGACTTAATACTAAACGTTGAACAAGGCAGCGATGAATGGCTAAAAGCAAGATTAGGCGTTATTACAGCCTCTGAGTTTAGCAAAATCATCACACCAAGCGGCTCAAAATCGGCAAGTGCAAATGAATACATGGGCAAGTTAATTGCTGAACACATCACGGGCGAACAGCACGACATTTATTGTAGCAGTGATATGGACAGAGGCACTATGCTAGAACCTAAAGCCAGATTGTTTTTTGAGGCGATAACAGGTGATTGTGTTGATGTGGTTGGCATGGTGTATAAAGATAGCACCAAAAATATTGCTTGTAGCCCTGATGGTTTGTTGCTACTTTCTAATTTTGACGAAAATAACAATGAATTTGATTTTTATCAAGAAGGTTTAGAAATTAAATGTCCAAAATTGGCTAATCACATCAGTTATGTTATTAGCGACCAAATGCCGAACAAATACATTCCACAAGTTCAAGGCTCAATATGGACAACTGGAGCAAATGGCTGGTGGTTTATGTCTTATCACCCTGATTATAAGCCATTGATTGTTTTCGTTGAACGTGATAACGAATACATCGAAAAAATGGAAAAGATAATTTTGTCTTTTTCTAAACTTTTGCAAATACACAAAAGGGAGTCAAAATGACATTACAAGAACTAGATGGATTAAAAAAGGGCGATTTTATAATCTGCGTTATGAGTTTATCAGGAACAAAAAAAGATGCATTTATAAGCTATGACAGATATTTAAAAGAAGTGAAAATGTTTGATTTAACACATAAAAACGAACTTACATTTGAACAAGTTTTTTTCATAGATAATTTTAACATAGCATAGCAAGGAGTAAAAAAATGACCAAAGAAAATACAAAAAACAGAAACAAAAATTGCGAAACTGCTGATTATTACTGTCATAGTTGTAATCATTTTCAAAAATGTTTTAAAACTAAGGAGAGATAAAAATGGAAGAGTTTATTAGTACGTTTAAGATATTAGATAAGACAACTAAAATTTTGGTTGTAGTGGTTGGATTAACGTTTGTTCTGTTCTGTTCTGTTGGTATAGGTTTAGGAGTATATAACCTTTTTAAATTTTTAACATAATGAGAAATGGAGAAATAAAAATGAGAGAAATAGCAATTATAAAACTAGACGATTTAAAGGAACTAGACGATTTCATCGCTGAAACCAACGATAAAGCAATGACAGTCAAAGGTCTTGTGGTTGCAAACGATGGCGATATTAAGTCAATTTTAACAGATATTAAAGAACTCAAACAAAGGGAGGATATTTTAAAAATTGCTGAGAGCAGGTTAATCAAATTGGCAGGTATTGATAAAGTTGGATATACAATTGAAAATAGCCGTGAGCAAAGGCTATTAGCAAATAAAAACGTCCACAATGCGAAGCAAGAAATAAAAAATAAATCAAAATAAACTTGACATTTCTTAATTATTGCATGTATAATGAACGCATGAATTAAGAAAATTCAACTGAACCAAGCAGATTTACTTGGAATTTTGGAGAAATAAAATGACTAACAAAAAAATCGAGGAATTATCAATCAATCAAGCCATGGGGCAACTTTATGTAAAAATTGAAAATCTTATTCTCAGCCTTCTTAATGATAATATTCATCTTGACAAGGGTGACAAGGGTGACAAGGGTGATGATGTATTGAGTGCATTTCATGTAGTAGAAAAAGCACTAACCAAAGCACAAGAAGACAATCACAGCAAGATTAAAGAAATAGCAAACATCTTGCAAGAGCCTGTTATTAAAGACTTCAAACAGTACAATTAAAAATACTAGACCCCAAGGGGCTTGGAAACTTAACCCTTTTATGAAGTTGCACTAAACCACTCTTATCTCCTTGAGAGTGGTTTTTTAACTATTTACCTTATTTTCTAAATTAAAAACAATGTGATTATATTTAAAGTTAATGATAGTAATATCATTAAAACACAGTGTTTTTCAAAAAATTTTATTATTTTGTTTAATTTTAATATATCACGTCCTTCTGCTATATTTTCCGTACTACCAACCCAAGCACAATAAGCATGCATACCATTATGAGGGGGTATCCACATGTACTCACTGGCTATATCACATTGTGCTTTATTTAAGCCGCCTTTGTAATAATTATGAGCAGGTATATTGTCATGAGCAGGTATAAACATTATTTAGCCTCCAAAGATTCAACTCGTTTAATTAAATCATTTATTATAATATCTCTTGCATCAATTCTAGCCTCTAATTCTTGGTTCTTGGTTGATAACTCTTGCACCGCTTTAACCAACGGCATTACAAACATCTCATAACTAATGCCCTGTAAATTATCTTTGCCGTCCTTGATCTGATGATGTCCAGCGAAGTTTTTAATCCCGTGCTTATCTAACGCCCGTTTAACCTCTTGAGCGATAAATCCATACATAGGCTTGTCATGCGATGGAATGTCGTTGTTTTCGTCAAACTCGCTCATCTCAGGGGATAATTCACTAGGTGCTTTGAATTTATAAGTGACGGTTCGTAATTCGTTAATAAAGCTTAGTCCGCAATCCTCGTTAGTTTCAATGTCTTTTTTAATTCTTTCGTCTGATACTCGCGTCCAAGTGGCGTTAGTTGTGAATTGATTCCAAACTCTGTCCGAACCAAACCCCTTGCCAAACGTTAAGTAGTTTGAGCCAATGCCTCTAACAACGTATCCTAGGTTTATAGAAAAATCATCATCAACGTTCTCATTTTCAGATCCAAAGCCTATCGAAACATTACCAGATCCAGTGGTGTTTGAGGCTAAAGCCCCCCTACCAAGTGCTGTATTATTATCACCTACGGTGTTTGAGGCTAAAGCAACCACACCAATCGCAGTATTTTCGTTGCCTTCGGTGTTATGTCTTAAAGCACCAAGACCTAATGCTGTATTCTGAGTACCTGTGATGTTATCTCGAAAAGCACCCCAACCAATCGCAGTATTTTCGTTGCCAGTGGTGTTGGCGGTTAAAGCACCCCTACCTATTGCCGTGTTATAAGCACCCAAGGTGTTTGAGGCTAAAGCAACCACACCAATCGCAGTATTTTCGTTGCCTTCGGTGTTGCTTTGTAAAGCATCTTTGCCTAATGCTGTGTTTTCCTCGCCTATGGTGTTATTTATCAAAGCATTTTCACCTAATGCTAAATTATTAAGAGCATCTGCAATCGCATCTGTTAAATCGTTAATTGCTGTGCTTACACTTCCGCCAGTCGTTAAATCCAAAATATCCACCCACCCAGTGTTTGATGAATTTCTTTGTTTTAAAATGCCATCGTTAGTGTCTGACCACCACATGTAAGCGTATCGTTCTGTAATTGTAGGCTCTGTGGCATTGGAATTATTACTAACAATGGCAGATAGCACGGTGTTGAGGTCTGCTAAAAAATTAATCCCTATTTGGTCATCAATTATATAATCGTGTATTGCCATGTTATTACTCCTAAAAGTGGTGTGTGCAAATTTTGCACATACCAGTTAATGTTGAGTAGTTGTTCGGAAATCCCGAATAACTACTTTATTATTTAAAGGCGAATTTGCCATAGTTGTTTTGATGGGCTTTGTAATGATGAAAAAGACAAAGCAATAAAAGACACAATCAAGCAAACAGTTATCAATACCCCGTTGAATTATAGTTAAAAATCCTGCTGACTGCAACATCAGCAGAGTCGTAAAAATTTATATCAAATGATAAACCGCTTTCATTTGAAATTGTGAAATAATCCCCAGTCATCATATCAACGGGCGTAATTGTAATGATTGGTGAGATGGAAAATTGAATTGAATAAGTAATTGTCTTGGTTGTTGTGCCTGATGTTATTTGTCTCTCTGTTTCCGTTTTGTCTGGCAATTCAATAGAGACTGATAATTCTGATATTTGTACTTGATGATTAAGGTCTGCTGATGCTTCTATTTTAAACTTAACTGCTCTAGTAGTATAATCAGCGATTGTAAAATGCTTCCATGGACTCCAAACTGGGCTACCTGCTGGGTCATCATCAGTGGTTGATATAAACATCTCAACGGTAACATTCGCAGGCGGATTAGCGATACTTTCCCACTTGCTTACTTCTGGTCTAGCACTGATAAAATCAGCTAGATTAGTGGCATTTAGAGACATATTTGTAATAGCTCGAATGGTTTGGATAAAACCGCCAGTTATGTAATTATCAAAATGATATGAGCCAAATTGATATAAATCGCCACCATCAACATCAAATTGCAAATTATCGTCAACCACTACCATGTTGTTTTTAACGCCTGAAAACGTGGGTTCTTGATGGATACTTCCAACTGAGTTCATGTGAATAATGTTAGCAATGTTAGTAACGATGATTGAAGTGGCATTAACTGATTGATTGCCTTGACTGTCAGCAAATTTAGCCAAATATGTTCCGATTAATAACGGTAAAGCAACACTTGTATTTTGACCTGATGTTGCTGTTTGCAATTTAACCGAATTTTCCCAAACAGCCCCACTTAGTTCATTTGAATATCTGAATAAAACACTGCCATTTTCTCTCACGTCCACATCAGGTGCTAAGTCCCATGTTAGCAAGGCTGTGCCATTTAACGTGGTTATTTCTAGGTTATTAACATTGGCAGGCGGTGTTGTTAAGCCTTTTATGAATATAAGCATATTATGTTAGCCATTCTGATGACACGCCAATAATGTTGACTGCTCTTACTGAAAATCCAAAGATTCTAGCTCCAACTAGGACTGTTACGACAAAAGATAAATTATCGCCCACATTTATATATGTAAAATCGTGTGGAGCATCAATGTCTTGATAGCGTAATTCATACGATACAACAAAAGCATCCGTTGACGCAGTCCATCCAATAAATATAGAAATTTCATCAAATCTGCTAATATTAAATGAAAGCGTTAAATCAGTTGGCGGAATACAAAAAGAGAGGTCGTCTATTTCAATGTTTATGAGTGGGTCATCATCATCAATTATGTCTATATCGTAAACTTCGTCCGCATATTCTGCTGCTAAAATGCGAACTTCATCATTATTCTGAATTGTCACTCGCGTAATTCTAAACTTTTTGCCTTTGTTAGAATTGTGCGTGTCCCAGCCGGGTGTTTTATGATTAATATACACCACATCGCCAACTTCGACACGCAACGCCTCAATAGTTGCTGTAAATTCGCAAGTTATGGCACGTCTTGATTGATTTAGATTAATGTTTGTAATCGCTCTGGCTCTAACTATATCTGTGTTAAAGGGCAGGCTAGTCATTGTTTCCAATAAGCCGCCGTCTTGTTCTCTTAATTCTGCTGAGTCTACAATAGCGATGTCAGCTTGGTATTCTTTAGAAGCATTAAAGAAATTAGCCCTGATGCGGTTATATTGACTATTTTTACTGCCAAGTTTGATTTTCCAACCGCCAATGATATTGTCTTCGCTAAACGTAAAAACAGCCATCTCAGGCTTATCAATAATTATTTTATACAAGCCACCAGAAAATATTAATATGCCTCTGCATGATGAGAGTAGTTGTTTGATAATATCTAATGAGTTGTTTTGAGTTTCAACCACGCCATTGCAAGTATAACGCTTGATTAAATCAGTGCCGTTATAAGCCACTTCCTCATCGCAATAATTAGCCGCTAAAATAAACGATATATCGTCAATCAACGAAGGGTCTATGTCTCTGCCATATCTAGAATTAGTTAGATAGTCTCTAACGCATAAAACAGGGTTATTAGTCCACTCCACAAGGCTTGTGCGTGGGTCAAACATCTTAATTCCTTGGACAAGTACGTTAATAAGAGGAATGCCTGAGGGGTATTTTCCTTTTTTATAACCAAACTGAAATGCTATATAAGCCGTCCCATTTAGTCTGTGAGTATTATTGTAATATGAATAATTTTTTTCTAAATTAGAATTGGCTTCTTGAGTTTCAGTCCCAAAATATTCATTAATAAATAAATCAGGATTAGTGCTGACTACTTTACCGTCAAGATAATAAGCAATATAGCTCTCTATTTCACCTTCAGAAATGACTAAATTTATGTTCAAAACGAATTTATCCCTGGTGGCCATAAATACTATTGTGCCACCCACCCTTCTTATTCCGTAAATGACAGGTATTGGTGCATTATTAGATTTTTTATTTAAGAGAACATTAGCTGCAGTTGCTTTGAAATTCGCAATATCAGGTTTGTCAATCAATACACCTGCAACAGCGCCAGATACCACAGCACCAATAACAGCAGCACCAACCGCACCAATGGTTATTCCAGCTATAACCATACCAGTGACAGCAGTTGTGGTGGCTACACCTGCAATCATAGCTATTACTGCTGGCATCTCAATACCTCGCAGACGTTTGGTACTCTACTAAGTGTTATTATTTGTACCCCATCATCTGTTAAAACTGCAACTTTAGAGCCTGTAAATATCGCTCCTGAGTGCCATTTTTTCTCATGTGCTAATCTTTGCTCCATAACGATAATATCGCCTGTTTGAATAAATGGCCATTTGACTGGTTTATAGCCTATTTTTTTTAATTGAGTTGATAAACCACCGTTTTTTTTAGCATATTTCCAAGCACTTTTTCTGTCATGCCATAAACCAATATATTTTTCACGTAAGTTTGAGTCGTGCATGGCATCAATCGCTCCAGCGATAAACAAAGGGCAGTCATGCACACCAAATTCAAATGGTATTCCTATTTGATTTTCAATGTAATTTATTAATTTTAATTCTTTGGTCACCTTTCGCCCCAAACTAAATCAGACGTGTTTTGATCTGCAAATTCAAAACCTCTGTCACCGGGGAATAGTATTTGCTGTTCCTCATTGTTTCCATGTCTGCCTGTTTTTCTGTCAAAATCTACCCATGCGTTAGTAGCTGATACGGCCACGGTTGATTTTCCCCCATCGGGGTCTTCACTAATCGTTGGGCTGTCCATGTGTCCTTCAAAAATAAGCACTGGGTCTATAACAAGAACATGACTATTAACGTCTAAAAAAGCCGTCCAAACTTTAACAACGCGATTAATGTAGTTGTTGTTTAAAACTAGATTAATCATTGTTTGGTCAATACCGCTTAATGAAAGTGTCATGGTTGATACTATAATCTCTGATGCTTCCTCAATGTCGCTAAAACCCATGAAATGCCCGACACCTAAATAGTCATTTCCGCCATAATTAATGGTTTTATAGCTGTCATTCATGTAAAGAATTTCGCTGTCTAAATGGATTGAAACCAAATGGACTGGCATATTTTCAGGCTTTATAACCTCGTTTTGAAATGCTAACGTTGAGCCTCTATCCACTAAGGTCACCTTTAAATAAGCTATCTTTGCTACTAGTGAAGTATCTAATACCTAAATCATCTAAAAGGTCTAAAAGGTCTACATCACAGCTTCTACAACCAATATAGTGCATAGCGTTACGGCTAACACTGTAGACATAGTTATTTTTATTTTGGTTAGTTTGCATTTTATTTAAACTCATTCATTATACAATTTCAACTAATTTAAGGCTATAACTAACATATTGATTAACCGCAACGCTCATATTTGTTATGTCGCCTGTGAATGCCATTTTAAACGGAACATTATGATAAGTAATAGGCTCATCAATCGTCATGCCAAAATTTCTCACGTATGAAATTCTATCAACGCCACTACTTGAGCCACTGCCATATGACAATCCTTCACTCGTGCCAGTGTAAGTAAACGTTGGATTGCTAACCAAAACATCGTTTACGAATAGATACAGTCTTTGATTTAAACCATTTTTTACGTACAGTTTGTAATCAAAAAATTCACCAGGTGCTATTTCAGGTACTGTATTATTTTCAACATTTCCATCAAAATTAATCGGGCTAACAATACTAACACCATCAAATACAATACTGCCAATATTTAAATGTGTTTCATTATGTTGAAAACGGACAAGTATACGTAATGCACTTTGCCCTGGAAATGCACTTGTTATGCCATCTGACTCTAAGATATTTCCAGCTTGCAGTGTTTCTAAAATAGAATAAGAACCTAAATTACCGTTGTTAATATCTAATGCGATTCTGCCGCCAAAAAAACCGCCATAGATGTGTAAATTTTGGATTTTTTGAAAAGTCCAAGGGGCTGAAATTGTATATAGTAAACCATCATTATCAGAAACAATAAACACTGGAAGGCCGTTATAAGTGTCTAAAATTATTGAAGTTTGACTTCTAGTCCAACCAAATTCTGCATGATATGCAAAGTCCCCTGCGTCAGCGTCGATACTAGGAACTCCTATGTCTGCTATTAATGCAGGCTCAATGTTTAGCGTTGTAGAGCCATCGGCTGTTAGTATGTAAACCTTATCATGCCCAAATTTAATAAAATCACCTGCTTTAAGTGTGCCAGTTAAGCCAGTTGTTGAGATAATGCTATCACCCGCTTTAAATGCTTCATCAACAATTATTGAGCC